TATGAACGTACGGTTAGAAAGTCAAGCGCTATTCAACTAGAAGATCAGGTTTAGTGAGTGTCCAGTTCTTCTGAATCTCAATTTTACGTGGCTTGAGTTCTTCTGGTATCACAAGTTGAAGCTGAACAGAGAGTATACCGTTAACAAGAGCAGCTCCAGTAACTTGAATGTGCTCTGCTAGAGTAAACTTACGAACAAACTTCTTCTGAGAAATACCTCTATGAACATATTGACGTTCGATTCCCGTACCTTTAGTTTTGTCGCCTTTGATAGTAAGAATGTTTTTATCACATTCGATATCTAAGTCATCCATATCAAAACCTGCAACAGCAAGCTCAATACTGTAACTTTCATCATCGTATTTTACGATATTATGAGGCGGGTATTGTTGAGGCTGATGCTCGGTAGCTCTTTCCAGCTGTGCAAACAGCTCATCAAAACCAACAAACGAAGTACGAGGGAAGGGTAGTGTAGTCATAATGACCTCCTTTATTAAGCAAGGTTAAAAACGAGACCGGACCATTCCGCATCTCTAAAAATGAGGATGCCTGAGCAGAGCCTCAAATCTATTTATCAGAGTTTACGACCAATATTGTATTTGGCAATCAACTCCCAATTATTTTTCTCACCGTATGATAGTACTTTAATTTGACTCAAGGGAGCAACAGGCTCGCTTGTTTTATTTTCATCAACAAGATCAACTAGCCCCCATTCTGCAAGGAGATTAACGATTGTATTTCTTCTTGAGATGTCTGCTTCATCGAAGTTAGTAGGTTTTCCATCCAAAGCAAACAGTTCTTTAAAGTGTACAATATAGTAACGACCTTGCTTATGGAGTATATGACATGATTGATACAGTGTCATATCTTTGCGTGATGCAATACCAATACGAGTAAGAGTTTCTCGTATTTTCAAAAAGTCATCATCTTGTCTTAGTTTTATTTCTACAATAGAATTTAGATCAACCGCCATTCATCCCACCCTCAAATCTCATGTCTCTCAATTGTTGTAATTTTTCTTCTGTGAAGAGAGATAGTACCTGCTTCGCCTTTTCATAACTATAGCCATAATGACTCATTATTATGTCAAGGTTCTCGTCCTGCTCCTTCTTGAACCATTTACTAAATCTTTTTCTTTTTCGAATACTATTTAGGTAAAAGTCGAATTGGAGCTTGTTGTCGCACTGATGGCGGATGTTCATTTCATTAGCAAACAGAATAGTATCAGTATAGTAAGATAATCCTCGGTTTACTAAGTACGGTGGATATAACTTTTCAGCTAGCTCAGAGTTATCTGAGTCTTCTATAATATTCTCTTTTGTATGGTTTATAGCGTTAAGATAGTCGAACGGCTTCATTTTAGAAACTCGCAGTCAGTCATTATCTCAGTAAAGCATGCTACCATATTGATCTCATGATCAGCTACGAAGGCTGCTTTATTCTGATAGTCTGCAAGTAGTAAAACCAATTGCGGTATAGATCTAGCTTCAAGATAGGTGGATGCAGTATCGTACAGTTTTCTAAACAATACGGTTGTATCTGTATCGTTATTCTGAGCAACCCACTTTCTCATCTCTGTAAAGCTTTTCGCTTTAAGATGTAATATGAGTTCTTTAATACTACCGTCACCGTTCTCAGCAAAGATACCACAGTCAATACTACCTGTAGCACTATAGCGTTGCAGTTCATTTAGCACTCTTCTCCAATCAGGAAAATGCTTTGTAATAAGCTCTGCTACTACCTTCTTATCAAAGTCTACATCCTCATGAACGAGAATACCATTGACACGATTTAAGAATTGAGAAGCAAGTTTCATCTTCTCATCTTTCGGAATATTAAAGTCCACAACACTGCATCGAGAGTGCAACGGGTCGATGATACGATTCTTAAAGTTACAAGTAAGAATAAAGCCGCAGTTGTTGCTAAACTCTTCCATAAAGTTGCGAAGAGCAGGCTGAGTAGAGTTAGGATTAAGGTAGTCGGCTTCGTCTAGTATAACATACTTGCGACCACCGGTAAAGGAAACTGTAGACGCAAACTGCATAATCTCATTACGCAGAGTATCAATATTACCATTCATACTACCGTTAATAACTATATAGTCCGCATTTACTTCTTCAAGCATAGCGCGAGCTACAGTAGTTTTTCCAACCCCAGGTCCCCCGGTCAGTAGTAGGTTTGGAATATTCTTCTTATTTACAAACTCTTGAAAGACTACTTTAAGATTAGTTGGTAAAACACATTCACTGATTTTCTTAGGTCGATATGCCTCGGTCCATAGAAATTCTGACATAATATAAACCTCTTATCAGCCATCATATGTCGAGGCTGCTTCATTCACTATGGTATAAGTTAACGTACCTTCTACAGCTTTGAATTGTTATCTTTTTGCTGCTAATCGATACGTTATAACCACCCATCATCATTTTAATATTTTCTACTTTAAAGATCATCTTAAAGCTTTTGCTCGTCTTACCTACGTCATAGCGAAACGAATTACTTGTACTATTCTTACTATTTACAGCTTCAATTGTAATATTCGTTCCGTCACCTACAATAGCAATCTCAGGTAGTTGTAATACATTAGCAGCTTGCATTACACCTTTGATCACTTTATCGGTTACAGAAAAACTTTCTACAACATCAGGAAGTACAAATGACTTCTCAGGAGGCATAGTTCGAATTGTAGCTTTATCAGCATAGAAGTAATTACTGCTTGCTCCTTGACCTCCACTGATACGAACAAATGTAGTATCAAAGTCAAGGTCAGGTTCTTCAAAAAGACTCACTACACCAAGAAACTGATTAAGGTCATAGATACCGAAGTCACGAGGAAACATTTCCTGTACTTCGACTTCGGCCATCACAGACTTCATTTCAGATATAGTACGTAACACATTACCTTTCGTTACGTACAGCGATTGATTGATTGACGAGTAATTCTTTAGAATAGAAAACGTCTTTGGCGTCAATTTCATAATATAAATCTCACTTACTTTTTACCAGATAGCTTTTCCGCTTTAGGTTCTAAGAAATCTTTACCTACTGTTGCACTAGCACCTACTTGCGCTAGATCAGCAAGACTTCCACTAAACATATAAGAACCCATATGCGTCATCTTCATCCAAGGACACATCCATACTTTAAGACCTGCTTTACGAGCCCATTGACAGAACATATAATCTTCTGACAAATAACGCTTAGTTTCAGGATCAATAACACAATCAAAGTATGCCATAATCTCACGTGAACCATCAAAATGTTCAGTACGAATATGGTCTGGCCTATACATAAACTCTGGATAAGCTTCAGCATATTTCTCAAGTGTATTACGCTGAATCATCATAAAACCTGTACCACCTTCTAGTACTTCAGCAGGCTTATCGATACGAATATCGTTACCACCATTAACAGGATTAAATACATAGTCACCTACATATCTTTCTAGCTGCTGAGGATTTTCATCAGCAAATCCTTTATCAACAGCTCGCTTGATCTTTTCCCATGCAATAGCTTTTTTAGGATAAGGTCCACAGACAATATCCTTATCAGTACCAGGTTCTGCAATTGCAGCTAGTGCTAGTACATCAGTCGGATCAAAACCAATATCACTATCAATAAACATTAAATGTGTATAATCAGAACGCATAAACTCATCAACAAGATAGTTTCGAGCTCGAGTGATTAACGATTCGTTAAACAAGTAGTAAAAACCTACTTGTACGCCATGTGTCTTAGCTAATGCAGCTAGATCACTAACAGACTTAGTATAGATACCAGCACACTGTCCACCATACATCGGTGTAGCTACGAGTATCTTTCTTTTACGTAGTTCTTCTTTATTGATTTGAATTTCAACTTGACTCATCATCAGTCTCCATTGTTTAATTTACAGTTAGTAAAGTCTGCTGTATACCACTTTGCTTGAGCTTCAGGAGACTTATCTTTTTGCCATTTTTTAGTTTCTGGACTATACGCACCAACACGTGAACTGATTTCTTTAATCACTTCATCCATCACCTTGTCGCCATGATATCCATACTTGGCAATCTCACCGTAAGCAAAAACAATAATATCAGCCATAGCGTCAATACGACCATCATCATCTTTTGCTTCTAGAAACTCACCGAGCTCTTCTACAATCATAGCAAGAAAGCCATTGCGATCTGGCTCCTGAAAAGTGATCAGACGTTCGTCTGACCACTCCTTAATACGCTCAAAATTTGTGCTCATTAAGCAACCTCATTATATTCAGCAAGCACGCTCTCTGCATGCTGCCGTGCAGTATCATAAGATACTGGACCTGTTTCATCAGCGTAAGAAACTGGATCAGGTCGACCTAGTTTAATAAATGCTTCAATACGCTCTACTGAAGATGAGCTCTTATAATCTGAATACCAAACACCATCAACCTGAAGAGGTTTATAAGATGTGTTAGTACGACTATAAACTTCGTCGAACTCAAGTCCAAGTTCTTCACAGAGAACAGTACCATCCTGTAGAATATCATACTTGTCACCTTGCAGATAAGGCGTGAAGTACGTTACTTTTTCTGCATCCCAGTTACCAATACGGAATGCTTCATCATCTGCATCACGGAACTCTTGACGGCAATCAGGATAGATAGCATGATCACCAGCATGAATACCAAGTGCAATAGCCGTCTCTTCATCTGTATTCTTAACAACTGACAAAGCTACTGCCTGGACAATGGATGCAAAGATTTTATTGCGATTAGGTACTACCGTCTGCTTCATATTATCTTCTGCATAATGTCCTTCTGGAACATCATCACCGCCAGACACTAGGGCAGAAGAAAGCAGATTGGTAATACCATCAAGCTTAATTACTTGATAGGTAATATTATGACCGTTATTCGCCAAATAATCAACTAATTGTTGAGCTCGCTCAAGCTCGCATACATGCTTTT